GGTGGTAATTATACCCTCTTTCTTTTAACTTTAAAGCATTGTAGGTCATATATTGATCCAAATAAGGGTATCTTGTTACAAACTTATCTAACCATACTTCATGATTGCCTTGCACAAAATGCCTTTCATTACATCCTACTTTATTCAAAGATCTATCAATTTGATCCATACCTTTATTAACAGCCTTTACATCTTTATTTAATAATGGTATTAAATCTTCCATTGGTTTAGCAAACCTACCCTTCCAGTAATGTGTGCTAAAATGTTCCCATTCTCCTGTATCACCTAAATCAACATAAGCATCAGGCTTTACAAGTTCAATCCCTTTACAAACTACATTAATCGCTTTCTGATCATGTATTGGGAAATGTTTGTCAGGTGTAACTATTACTCGTTTAATTACACCTTTATCCCCTTTAGGCATATAGCCTCCCCTACTTTAGTTCTTTATATACCTTGATACACATATATATCAAGGTTACTACTGCAACACATACACTAATAACCTCGGGAAACCAATTCATAAAACCTACCCAAGATCCACCTAAACCTACTCCCGCTGTTTTTAATGTATCTTGCATTTATCTGTAAAGCCTGCCTCTTTTCTTCACAGCACTAGAACCTTTTCTAGCTACACTTTTGCCTCTAACTGTAATTCTACCTCTTTTTACACTAGGAGCAACTTTTCCTGCTACTCTAGATAGAGATAATATTGCTGGTTTTCCAGCCGTTTTAGGAGCAGCTTTTCCAGCTCCAGCTCCGTATTGTCTTCTTGACATTTTTTTCTTTTTTGCCATGTTTTCTCCTTGTTATTATCTTCCAATATAAGCTATTATATAGTCACTTGCAGCAACTTCTACTTTATCAAATGCTCCATATATAATGTCTCCTTGCAATACTGTTACAGGACTACTTCCGTTGTATACGCCACTATTAGTAGTTAAATCGTCTCCTGCGGCAATGCTTCTTGCTTCTACTTCAGTATCTACATCTATAGCTTTTAAAGCTACAAAATATTTAATATTTTCATATCCTGAGGTAACACCACATTCCACTTCGGCTCCTGATATTATTTTAAATCCATTTTGCCCTAAAGCTACACCAGAAAGCTCTTCTCCTGTAAATTCTCTTACACCTCTATGTACAATTCTTCCCATTTTTTCTCCTTAATTTAGACTGGGCCCAAATGTTATTAATGCTCTTCCGCTATATGAAGAACTAATTGTTTGTTCAAATGCTATTCTTGTAAATTTTCCATAAACTTCATCTCCGTTTTCTATACCAATATTTGCCAAAATTGCTGCATCTGGATCATAAGAAGTGTTTTTTGTAAAATCATCACCTGTTAAGCTTTTAGCTTCTGTTCTAGTTTTAGGCACAACTATCATAGTAGCATGAACACTTAATCCTTTTATACAAGTTGCATATTTTATATTAGGAAAATAATAAGTGCCTGTTGTATTTTGAGCACTGGTATATTTCCCACATTCATTTCCAAAAATAATTTCTGTATATATTTGAGAACCTGCACCGCTATGCCCTCCAGCATGTCCTGTAGTATTATTATGGTCCCAAGTTACCAATTCTGTTCCAGCCTGATTAAATAATAAAGCTGTTTTTGTAAGCGGTGTTAAATTTCTTAAACTCATTATCCTATTATATCTCCATTCATATTACTATTTTGGATAGTAGACTCTGTAAGAAAAGTTATACCATAGTAACCAATTCCTTGACCAGTAGGGTTAGAAGTATGAACCACTCCTCCAGCTTTATCAGGCATAGTTGTATAAGAATTATCAGCTCCACCAGCCCCGTTTCCTATTCCGTCAAAATTATAATAATCCAGTAATCCTCCTGTTGGTGAACCTAAAGGATATACGCTATATGGGCCTGCCCAATATCTAGGATTTCTAGGATGTCCGTTATTATATAAAGACTTGATTTCTCCATCTGTTTTTAAATTATAGGAAGGATAATGTATAAAACCCATTTCTTGCATATCACCACCCCAATAATCACTTCCTAAAGAACCACTTCCATCTCCATCTCTTCCTGCTCCTGATTTTAAAGCTGGAAAAGTAACATTTGTAGAACTATAAGTTCCTGTTTGCGAAACTCCATTTATCCAAAATTGCTTAGATTGAAGACCTTCTCCACTATCATTCCAACCTCTTTGTGCTACACAATGGTACCAAGTATCATTAGATACAGTACTTGTAGATCTAACGCCTACTAAAGCATCGGTTCCTGCATCGTTATCAATATTCCATATACTGAATTGCAAATATCCACCTCCTACTGTTATGCCTAAAACTGTTTTGTCGCCTGTATTGTGATCAGCCCAATAACAAATAGTATCGTGTGTATTAACATTATCAACTTTAAATGTAGCAATAATTATATTTGTACTAGACGCACTGTCATCATTAGCAAAATTTATATTAACGCTATCTTTATAAAGATAATCATTGGTGCCCTCAAATGAAGCTCCTCTTCTAGATCTTGCAAAATACCTAGTTTCTTCAGGTCCTCTATTTTTTGTTATGCCTCCTGCAATACCTAATGCCATAATTATCCTAAGTATAAAAACGCTTTACCAGCATCAAATGCTACTGTTTTCCATCTACCATAAATAGTAGTTCCTGCAAGCATAACAGATTGATTAATAGCTTGACCACCTGATCCAGCTCCTCCTTGTGCATCAGTAGGCCAATTAGCATCAGCTGTAGTAGCATCACTTGAATCAAATCTAGTGTCTTCCATAAATTGTATAGCTACTACAACTTGACCATCAGGAGGGGTATATGTACCTGTTCCAGATAAAAATGCTACTCCTGCTTGTCCTAATGTAATATTTTGAGCTTCATTTGTACTATATTTTTGAAGTCCTTCCATTATTTCTTTCCTCTTTTCTTTTTAATTTTTACTGCTTTTTTAGCCTTACATCCACAATCCATACATATCCAATCAGCTCTAGGATGCGAATCCTTTTCTAATTTTTTTATCTTTTTTTCTAATGATTTAACTTTAATGTCAAGCTCATTATCTTGGTTTACATATCGATCTATTTTATTAAGGTTATGTTTTTCATTGATTTTTTCCATTATAGCTTTAAATATTAATTTAACTACCATTGTTTGTAAAACCATTATTCATCTCCTTTATGCATCATATAGCCTAAACAAAACGTTGTAAAAAATCCTGCCATAAAATATAATATATCTCTAAAATTTTCCATTATATTTAATTCTAACAAGATTGACTCCATCACAGTAAATTCCAATGCCCTTGCATTACTCTATGCTTGCCTTTTTTATTAGAATTATCTTCTTCTACTAATTTTCTAAATTTAGCCATAAAATATTCCGCACCTTCTACTTCCATAACATCTTCTAGTTGCTTTGCTTTTAAATAAAAAACTATAGCTCTATTTAAGTAACTCGGTAAATCTAATTCAAAAGATTCATCCTCCATAACTTCTATATTTTCATTTACAATTATTTGCTCATAATACATATTATATATTTTAATAGTATCATCAGCTTCTGCAGCAATAGCTTCTTCTGTAGATGTGAAATCTCCATCAGCATCAATCGTAATTTTATTAACAAAATCTAGCTGTCCTGATGTTTCAACATAATTAACTTCAAAAACACCATTGTTTGTTGCATCTACAGCATCATCAATAAATACATAAGGAGATTTTCTAGATGCTTGCATATCTTTCCAAGCTTCTATGTCCATATCACTAACAGGGCCATATCCATCAAGTTTGCCTGGAGCATCAGTAGTTTTCGCAGTAAAAGCAACTCTTGCATTTATCATAGATGGCTTTAAATTGCATTTAGTTTTTAATGTTAAAACACCTGTTGTACTTCCAGCAGATTTTACTTGATGTAATCCTGACCATCTTCCTGATCCTTCTATATTAATCCAATCATCGGCAGCAAATAAACTAGATAAGTCTACAACAGCATCAACTCCATATGTAAATAATACTAAATTAGCTCCATCAGAACCCCATCCTAGGAATCTATGATAATCTGTTCCTTCGGCTCCTGGTGATTGTATGTTATATGTAGGCGCATAAGTATATTCAATTTCTAAAGCATCTGCAACTGTACTTAAAGGGCTTTCCCATTGTATATCTCTAGTGCCTGGTCCATAATTTCTTGAATTAGGATCATTATCAAAAGCAGTATTTTTTTCTACCACTGCTATTTTATTGCCTTTTATATAATAAGCATATTCTTTAGGTGTAGCCATAATTAAATACCATCCCCATCTTTATTTATAGGCTCATAAACCATTCTTGGAATAGATCTGTATTCATCTTTGCTATTTAAATGATTTTTAACTCTAACATCTGTAATTTTAAGTGTTTCTTTTGGAATATTATAAAATCTTTTATTTGTTTCTAAATCTATTCTAGAAGTAGTTACGTGAGTTTCTGATAAAGTATTAATTTCTTCTAATGCATCTTTTATATATGCTAAAGCTCTACCAGTTTCTTTTATGCCTGCCCTTTCCATTAATTCTTTAACTTTCATTATTACTCCATTTGCTGACTAGCTTCTGCTTGTTGAGCTGTTCCTTGAGCAGCCATTATAAACGCATTGTCATATTGTTGTTTTAATTGTGTTAAATGCACATTAGTTGCTTGTGTTAATTCTAAATCTTCTTCTTCTTGTATCCAATTAGCTAAAGTATTTTCTAATGTTTTAATTGAAGCATATATTACTACTAAAGGCTCTAATTCATTTGGAAAATATTTCCATCCATCTTTAGTATGAAAATTAGTAGTTGCATCATCTGATGCAGTTGGAATATTATTTACGTAAAATACTCTATATCCATTATTGCTACTTGGAACTGGATATACATTAATTAATGCATCCCCATCAATCATATAAACAGGATTATACATAGAAGCATAGTGCAAACTATCTACGTCAACAACTCTAGATTGTAATGTAGGAGGAATATATCTGCATTCTTCCCATAAAGTTGTTCCATCTGAACTTCCATCACCATTTCTTTCTCTCATTACTCCAATAATTTTAGCACCTTTTATATCAAGTCCTTGGGTATCGGTAATATTAGATTGTCTTTGAAAATCTTGAGCTCTTCTAGGATTTGAAGACAAAGTTCTATTAGTAACATCTATAACGCCTTCTCTTAAAAATTCATGCAATTCTGCTTGAGTAGGATTTGTTCCACTACTTTCTATTGCTATGCCTGTTATTCCTTCTACCTGTGCTTCAAATGTTGCCATTATTCTCCTGTTTAGCTTACAAGGGGAGAAGCAACCACCTCTCCCCAAGCAAGTTTAGTTAACTATTAGTTTTAACTTCTAGTTGCAGTACCTGATACGAAAGCATCTGCAGATAAAGCTACTGCTTCTGTGACATACCAATGTATTCCATCACATACTAAGCTTACTCTATCTCCACCGCCTGCAGCACCTGCAGAAGTATCTATTCTTAATAGATCGTCTGCAACAGTTGAATCATGTGCAGCACCTGCATCTAAGCAAGTACCAATAATAAATTCAGCTGTACTGTTAGTGAATATATCAAGGTCTTTAGTAGCCTCTGCATCACTATTAATATCGAGATGAAAATGAACTTGCATCCCTTTATTACTGTAGGCTGAAGGTAGCCTTACTGAACAAGTATTTGCACTTATGTCTATGAAATACCTGTTTCCTGCATCTGCAGATGTTAACACTAGAGTTTCTGCATCTGCAATATGAGTACCATCAGCAGAAGGTTTTACGTGTTTGATTTCACCTGTTAAATTATCAACAGCGTTATCAAACTTCTCTTGTCCGTATAGTGGATTTCCCATAATATACCTCCTTATGACCAGATGGCGTGTGTCTCAGGACAACACCATTCCATGCCAGCTTCTGTTAAGATTTGATCTACTCTTCTGTCGACCCCAGAGTTTTCAAGTGTTTGCACACCAACGTAGACCGCTGTATCTCTATTAATACCATTACCTACTAATGGTCTATAAGCACAATATTTCATATTGATACCCATCATTTTAACTGCAGTACCGTCTAAATGCACGTTTCTAACAACGTTCATATCACCGTATATAGTTGAAATAGTAGTAACATCAATACCAAATACTTTCTTTTTACCTGCCATTGTAAAATCAGCTCTACCCATTACTGAAGCATCAGCAGCTGGGTTAGTAGTCCCACCAGGAACAACCATACCGATATTATTAGCAAAGTATCCAGATAATTTATGTAGCCAATTGTATACTGCTGTAGAACAGAAGAATACAGTTGAACCAGCATTATTGTATCTAGGATCTAATAAAGCTGACATATCATCTAAGAAAGAATCTTGTGATTTAGTAGCAACATCTAATGAAAAAGCATTACCATATGTAGAAATATAGTCTACAGCACCTTGAGTAGTGTTGTATGTTGAACTTTGATTTCCAAATAATAAAGCACTTTCAATGTCCCACTTATGCTCGATCAGTTTTTCTTTCCAGATTCTAGCCCACTCGTTACCTTCATACTTAAGAACTGTAGCTCTATCAGTATTATTCATCACACATGATGTTTTGAAGATTTGAGTTTGACCATAAGCTGAAGAGTAAGGCTGATCTGCCCAAGTTTCAGGATACCCAGTACCAGCACCAAATGCAGTACCAACTACATAGCATTTAAAAGCTTCAAGAATTTCTTGACTAGCCATTTTGCCAGATGGTGTAGACTCATAACCTAAACCAGCTTGACCATCAACAGCTGTACCGCCTGTAGTTGTTGCTTGCATAAAGTTACTTGTTGCAGGTGCTTTTAAACATGTAGCATTAACAATAGCTTTATTAGCTGTTGCGCTAGATGTAGAATTAACACCTTGAGTAGTAAGATCTACTGAATTAACTTTCCATAGAGTGTAATCTGACAACTCTGATGAAAGGTTATTAGCAGCTCCTGCAGGTCCTACAGGTATCTTTATGATTTGACCAGGAATAAAGAATTGAGGCTGTGTGCCTTCAACACCTTCTTGGTATGTGTGTGTTTGACCATAAATATTGGAAATATTTCCATTGCTATTATAATCAGTAAAAAAACCAAAAGAATATACATCACCTGCTGCTGGATTAGGCGAAGCACTTGTAACATCAGTTGCTGGAACTGCTGCTCCATTTACATCATAATCAGCTAGGTATGCATACCTTTTAGTGTATGACGATCTTTTTTCAGTAAATTTGAAAGAAGGATCATCGGTTGGTTTTTTAGAAACCATACTAATGAATCGAAAGAACGGATCTTGAGCTAAAGCTAACTCAGATACATAGTCGCCAAAATTATACTTTCTACGTAATGCACCTGTATTTAACTGTACGGAAGATTCGCCTCTTTCAATCGAACCAGAAGTATAATTACTTCCAGTTACGTTTAAAATATCAGACATTTGTCTCTCCTTTTTAACTTATTTTAAGCTTGGAAAGACATAAAATTCAATAATTATACGCCTTATCCAAACAGATTATCAACGCCACCGTCAAATCCTAGAATATTTTCAAAGACTTCCCTGTCTTGATTTTTTTCTACTTTTTGACTGTTGGCTCCCGAAGCAGACGTAGGCATGTTTCTAACATTTTTCATTTGATTCATCATATCTTGTTTAGTAGAAGCAGCTACATTTGATTGCATCTGATCTTTATTTACGATATAATTAATATCATCTAATGTCATTTTATGATTTTTTGCTTTAGCTTTGAAGTTAGCAAAATCTTCTTCAGACATATTATGTTTTTTCATAAACTCAGCTTCTTGAGCTTTTCTGGCCTCTTCTAATTTCATTTGATTAGCACGCTTTTTTTCGTTATCAATCATAGCCGACATTCTTTGTTGAACTAAAGAGTCAACATGTGCATTCATAACTCTTGCACTATCTGATTGAGGATCGGTCATTGCTTCTTGCTGATCAAAAACAAAATCTTCATCAAGTCCCATTTTGTCTTGAATAGTTTTTGCTGGAGCTCCGCCACCTTCAAAATAATCTTGAACATGTTTTACTAGTCCACTATCACTTTTCAATGCGTCAAGAATTGGCACAAAAGGTTCTACCTTTGAAAATGCCTCTCTCCACTTAACAGCTTCCCTACTACTATCTTTGTAGCGCTTCTCCCAATCTGTGCTGTTAGCAGATTGTTTCTTTTGCTTGTTGGAGCCAGTATCGTTATTGGCGTGGGTTACCTGTTCGGGGCCACTGTTTTGATTCTGGGTTACCTCAGGGCTTTTATCTCTTATTCCTCCATTTACCTCTTGATCGAGTGTATTGAAAAAATCATCAGAGCCTGAAGTGAATGGTTTTAAGTTAGCTTTTGAATTAGGATGCTCTCCTCTTCCGTAAGATTCAGATGCTGCTTCCAATGAGCTTTCTTTCATTCCAATTTCAGGGTTACCTTGATTTATTTCTTGAGAACTCATATTGTTCCCTCCTTTTTGTGAATAAAATTATTGTTGTAGTTTATTCAGAATCATCTGTATTTTGCAAGTCTTTTTTTCTTTCTTTTAACATATCCTCTGCTCTCATTCTTGTAAGTTGAGCATGATTAGCCATTGTTCCTCTTAATAATTTTTGTTCTCCTTCTGTCTGAGTTAACTGTTTACTAAGTTTAGATTTGACTTGTTCTTTTTGTTTATTGATTTCTACATCAGCTTGCATTACTTTTTGTTTGATTCCTGCTTGAACTAATTGTCTTTCTAATGTTTCAATAGTCCCGTCTTTATCTTTTATAGCTTCTTGCAATTGGCTTAACTGTCCTTGTAATTGAGAATATAAAGATTTTCTTTGAACTATTTTTTCTTTATTCTTTAAATCAGTTTCAGCTAATACAGCTATATCATCTACTACACCTAATTGCATTAATTGTTTTAATTCTTCTAAATATGCCCATCTATTTACAGGCATTGTAGAACCCGATACTACTCGTATATCAAATTTTAATGCTGAAATATCCATTGACTTTCCTATAGCTTGTCCCATATCATTATAAACAGGAACATTTATTTCTTGAGTTCTACCTTCTTGTATAGCACTAGGTTGTATAATTCTAAATTTCTTATTAGCAGTATATGTTGCTTGAGAAAATTCTAAAATAACTTCTCCTAACTGTCTTAATGCTGGTTCAATACAATTAGACATCCATTGTTTAATTCTTCTAGTCCCATATTCATCTAAAGCTAACATACCTCTATATGTTTCTGCTGATCCTGCAGAATCTCCCATCATAGAGCTATATATACCTGCTAAATATTCCATATCACTTTTCCCTTGTTGAACAATTTGAAAAAATGCATTTGATAATGGTGCTGGCATTACAGGCGTAGGTCTTTCTACTCCTGGCCTAATAGGTAATAAAGCGCCTGGACTAGAAGCATATTTTTCCCACACATCTGGATCAACACTGCCTTCTTCATACATCCATCTCAAGCTACTTCCTAATGAGGCATTATGAACCATAATTTGGTGAGCTTTATTTATTTCTTTTTGTTTTCCAATTAATGGCGCTACAGCACTTATTGGATAAGGAGTTCCTGTCCATTTAAAGTGAAATGGTACTATAGGATACTCTTTAACAGTTTCAGGTAAAATGTTTTCATATAATATTTTATCTCCTGCTACACAAGTTTGCTTTATTCTATTGCTGTAAAATTCTACAGCTTCAATTATATTTTTAGCAAATTCTTCATCGTTTAAAAAGATCTTGTACTCTTTTTCAGTTATAATATTATTTTCTATTTTTGAAGCTTCATTTTGTAATTTACTCATAACTTCTTTAGAGTAAGCTTCTAATTGTTGCATTGCTTCATCTTGAGCTCTTTTCATTTCTAGCTCAAATCTTTCTGGAAGCATTCCTCCGTTTTGAACAGCTTGTTGCATTTGCTGTTCTTTTTCCATTAATTCTACTTCTATTTCAGCTTGCATTTCTTTTACCATTACATCTAGCTGTTTTTTTAGCTGTTTCATTGCCTCAGGATTTGGAGGAATCCTATAAAACATATTTATATATTTTACTTTAATTTTTTCATACACTTCAAAAAATTCTAACAAGTTATCCATTTCACCTTCAGGAGTAACTCCTTGAGAAGCTCCATCAGCAGCATCGTTAAATGTAAATAGTTTTTGATCTCTATCTCCCATTCTTCTTAAAGAAAATGATCTTTGATAATTTTCATCGCTACTTGCTTGAGATATTTTTCTTTTAAAATCTGGAAATAACTGCATTAAATGATTTTTAGGTAAAACCTTTCTAACCATAATATATGCAGCATCTTTAAATAACATGTCTCTAGATTTAGGATCAACATAAACATCAAAAGGCTCAGGTTGCTGAACTATAACTTCTCCCATTCCGTTATCAGCATCTTTGTCTACTGATATTAATAAATAACCTATACTTTTTGTAATACAGTCATTAATTGCATTAGCATATAAAGTTTGTCCTTTAGAATTATGCCAAACATAATCAGATAAATCTGAAGCTACTGCAGCAACATCTGAATCACTTCCTTCTACTGCTATAGCTTGCCATCTAGGATTATTAGCAGTAGCATAAAAATTTAACATTTCAACAACTGGTAAAATTCTATTAATAGTAAAGGTAGGCATACCTTGATCTTCTAAAGCTGTTTGCTCTTCATCTGTTAATTGTTCATCATGAGCAAATTCATATCCTTTTTGATTTATATTTTCCCATTGTTGCCTTGTCCAATTATTAGACAAGTTAAATAAATTTCTTATAATATCTGCTTTCTTTTTAGCCATTACTTATTCCTTTATTTATACGATCTTTTTATTCTTGCAGCTTTTCCATTAACTGTTTTTTTTCTTCTTCTTTTTCTAGTTTTAAGAGCCTTTTTTTTAGGTAAAGTTTTTTGGACTCTTGCAGACCTAGCTTTTGGTGCTCTTGTTTTTACAGCCATTTATTTACTCCTTAATTCAAAATGAGGAAAATCGTCAAAACGATTATCCGTAACTTCAAAATCCATATCCCAATCTCCGCCCCATCTTAATCGGATGTCCATAGACCTAGCAATGCCAAGCACAAACCCAGCGAATAAAGTTTGCCGCTCCCGATCATCCCAGTCAACAGGATAAGGGGTAACATCAACAGCCAAACTAGGACTATTATTGTGACGACCTTTTGGATATTTAACTTTAGTTTTTCCTTCTTCAAATAATTTATTTTGCCTTTCTTCACTTCTATGCCCCTCCAATACAGAACAATCTACATATTTAATTACTTCGTTAAATACTTTTTGCAAATCTTCATGACAAGTTGCAAGTCTTTTTTTTGAACTTTTTCCAAAACTAGGCATTATTTATCCTCCCACATTCCTTTATCTTTTTCAAGCATATCAAAAACTTGTCTATTTACTGAGTCACCACCACCTGATTTTTTATATATTTCTTCTTCAGTATAAATTTTTTGCTGATCAAAAGACAATTCTGTACTAGGAGGAGTGAAAGTTCTATTAATTATTTCTCTCATTTCTTCTACAGTAGTGCTATCTGATAATGCTTTATAATTGCCTGAATCAAAATCTTTTAAAGCTTCTTCATTATTTAATTTATCTATTTTTCTTTGATATGTATTTTCTTGACCTCCGCCTGCATCATATCCTGCTTGAGGTAAAAGACTAACTTCGTTTAATTGTCCTAAAACATAAGCCATATTTGAACCATACTTTTCTGCTATTTTTATTATTCCATAATAGTGCCTTAATTGATCTTTTTCTTGTGGTGTTATATGTCCAAGATCAACAAATTGTTGTAATTTAAAATTTATAGCATCAACCATAGATTCAGGACTAACTAATCTATTTTCTTTTAAATCTTTCCATCTTTGCCCTTGTTGCTCTAAACGTTTTAAATCTTGTTTTTGTTTAAGAGGAATCTCTACTTCTTCTTCTGCAAATTTTGCTTTGTCTGCAGCTAATTGTTCTCTATATTGCTTAAAACTTGCCATTATATCTCCTATGCTGTAACCCAGCTTTTTGCTTTCCTTTTTTTCTTATACCATCCACTTTTATTTTTACTCATGCCTTGCGGTGGATGTGCGTACTTACATGCGTAAGCTAAAGCATCAATTGTATCATCGTGTGCCATACGAGGCCCAAATGTCATTATTTCTCTATGTAGATCGTATTGCGTTTTCTTTATATGTACTTGACCTACTGAAAATCTTTGTGCTAATATTTCCTGTATTCTATCTCTTTTACTCATTCTATTACCAGGCTTTTCTTCTTTAAATGGAATTATAAATTGATTCCTTCTTTTCATTTCAGCTCTAATAGCTTGAAATATAGGTTTAGACATTGTCGTGTCTTCTATTGTAAAAAGCGTTGGATTATAAAATTTAGCGTATTGAAATATATAATCTACTATTCCTTTTTTATCTGTTCCTGGGATACCCAATACTGGCAAACTCCTGTCCCTAATATAATCAAGAACATAAATACTATTATCTGGGGCGACTGCCACAGCAATAATAACAGAGAAATCCGAATTACGCCTTGCAGAATCAGTTGCGGGATCAACCCCAACAAAAATATTACAAGGCTTGGCATCTTCGCCATTAGGAATAACATATGTGACTCCACTTTCCCTGTCATTTGTAAATTTTCCATCCCAATATTGTATATGCTCTCTATTAAAAATAGAGTCTTCTTCTGACTGAACTTCCATCATATACTCTTGATAGAATTTTTGTGGAGTTCCAGAATCTTGATAAAACTTTTTCTTTCTTTCCATTTCTTTATGACCAAACCACGAAGGCCATAAAGGGGTACCATCTTCTTGTAAAGCTTTATAGGTAATTACTTTCCAGCTGTAATCTGTGTTTTCTTTTTTAGCTTGTTCATAGCCCATTAAAATTTTTTGTATAAATGCGTCAAAATGAACAGGCGTTCCATTTATTCTAAGTCTTCCAGTTTTCGGTTCCAGGGCAGGAAATACCACTGCGGTAACGAGGTTGGAAATCTTTGCTCTTGACTCTGATGTAACTGTATTGTTTTCGTCTTCAAAGTCATCAAGTACAATAAGGTCATAACGCTTATGTAACTTGGCACCACCACGAATACCAGACAGATTAGACTTACTAATAAGTTTACAGCCGTTTGAAAGCTCGATATCATCTTCTGTCCATTTTTTACCCTTTAAGCTACCGAAATAATAAGAAATTTTTTCGTTATATTCCAAGTGATATTTTATATAATCTAAATTAGGTACTGATATTTTAGACGAGGCAGCAACCCAGCCGTAAAACAAAGGTTCGTTAGTAAATAAAAAATCATGCAAAATACTGCATTTAGTTAATACTGTTTTTCCATGCCCTCTAGGAAGTATTACAGCTAATTGTCTATAGCTAAAATCATTTAAAGCATCTGCAACTTGGTAATGAAAAAAAGGAGATTCAGAACGCATAAAGTCATCAGGAAGAAACAGCTTTCCAAAAGCAATTAGATCATTCTTTGCTAGCATAAAAGCTTCTTCTTCTTTTGATACATTATGTAAATTAATATTAGCCATTATTGAGGTGGTTTATAATGATCTTCTCCAAACAGCGGAGGAGGTATCTCAAGTGTATTTAATAAATCTTCTATTTTATCACGTGAATCAAGATCTTCTATTTTTACAGATACTCCTTTTTTCATATGATCTAAAGCTGTATTATTATTTATTCTATCAATTCGTGACTGTTCGCCTGCTTGTCCTGGAATAAGCATATCAAGTCCTTCATTTGCAATTCCTATCATCCAAGCTACTGTTCCTCCATAATGTTCTGCTAAGCGTTGTATTCCTAAGTAATGCCTTAATGCATCGTGTTCTTGCCGATTAATTAAACCTTTATCTTGAAAACCATCTAAAGTAGCTACAGTTTCATCTACTTTTTCCCATGCTTCAGCACCAAAAAAATTTGCTAGTTTATCTAAAAATGTTGTATTATGTTTTTTAATATTACTCATCGTATATTTTAGGATCTAATCTATATTCCTTATCTACCTCATATATATCCATAAGTTTATTGCAAGATTTCGCAACTGCTGAATAATATTCTTTTTTAGGAGTATTAGTGGCCTTAGCCATCCTCCCAACGTTACATTCCAGTGGTCTATCTTCATATACTCCGCACTCACCTTCTTCTGTTAAATAAATACATGCTCCATTTTCTCCTTTAGGAACAATCCCCATTTCAGCTTGTAAATAACAACAGGCTGTACATTTAGAACATTGAAAACTTTTCATTCTTGATCTAAAAAATTTTCTCGCCTTTCTTGTCTTCTTACGTCTTGAATCATTTTATCTTGCACGCCTACAATTTGATCTGTCTTAGTATCATAATAATCTCCTTCTCCGTCAAGATTAATAAACCTTGTTGAATTTAGCTCTCCTTTAAATTCGGAAGGAAGTTCCTGTCCTAATTTAGGAACAGAAACTCCACTATAATAAGCAGCTATATAGTCGTAATCTCTATTTGAAGGATGATTAATATCTTTATGTATACCTAATACTGCGGCTACTTCTGAAAACCATTGTTCTAAAGATGCGTTATTTTTATTCATATTTCTCCTATTCTGAGCTAATTTCTTTAGGCCTTTTAGCCCCTGCAATTACTTTTTCATCAAACCCTTGAAATACTGCTCCTGATATTTGAGTAACTGAAGTTTTACTTTTATCTTCTAGATCCATTATATCAGCCAATTTAAACAATGCTTTTAACTTAGTTTCATCTTTTTCAGATGATTGAGCTATAACATTAATTCCTCTTATAACACTTGTTTCATCAATTCCCAGCTCTTCTAATACTGGTTTTAATTCTTCTTTCATAGCTGTTCTTACCCTTGTAGTTTTAACTAATTGTCCAGCACGTATTCCTGCATAGTGCGGGTCATTTGTCGGAAATGCCTTTAGATACGCCATACGAGCATCCATTCCAGATGCAATATACTGGACAAAAATCTCTTCACGGCTAGATAGACCTTTTCGATCCTCTAGCCTTTGATCTCTATCTATGTTACCTCCAAAAGAATATATATTAACTCTTTTAGAAGTATCCATCTTTGAATTCTTTGACACAATAAAAGTACCCGTACAAGTACCGATATATTTAACCTGACGCACTTTTCCTTTTGGCTTCATCATTGTTCCTTGTCTAAGGATCTGAATAACGCAACCATCGTCAGCTTTAACCCAGTCAGTTATATGACCATCCCTCCAATCCTCATGGTAGCTTATATCTGATGGCACTTCATCTATTGTGTCAAATACTGTGTGATTAATTTTATTTACTTTATAATGTCTCATTCTAATACCCCAAACTCCGCCAGGATGTTTGGATGGCTATATATTAAGAAAAACCTAAAATATCGCAATCTAAATATTTGTCAAGATATTCTTCCATTTCTTCTGATATCTCTAAAATCTCTTCATTGATTGCAAATTTGTAATTACTACTACAAGACTCTTCTAAATGCTTAATTTCTCCTGTATCTGGATCAAACATAATAATTAGCTTATACTCTTTTAATTTCATTTTGATATAGTTAGCCCCTGTACAATCAAGATTGTTTTAAAAAATTTAACAGTGAAACTTCCTCTAAGCCAGTTATACTCTCCCATACTCAGATTTATATTCAAGTCCTTTTTATCGGTTATTGGGGACAAACTCATTATCCTATTTGGTGAGCAACCCAACTTCTGACCCTTAAAGCAGAACGATTCACACGTGTACTTTCTGGGTGATAATTAAAAAAAACTATAATTACCGATGTTGAAATATAGCAAAAGATAATTAATATAAACAAGAGGTTTTAAAAATTGTAGCATTTTGGTGTGTGGTCTTTTATATATTGGCCACCCCTTATCAGGGGATTTTGACTATCGTTTTTAGGTTATTTTTGATTTATTTTTTTGTGTTATTTTTAGAAACTACGGAGAAATACAATGAGTGTAAGATTAAAAGCTGGATGGGATAGACCGTCTACTGTTAGATTACCAGAAGGAAAGACTAATATAGATATAGCAACTCCTTTAGGTAGTGCAATGGCTGGTAATATGATCAGAGTTCTTAAAAGTGCTAATACTATGGAAGATGTAGGTAATGCATTAACTTTGTTCAACTCTGTTACTACTAGTGATAGTAGTAAACAAGGCCGTGTTCTTATTGGTAGAGAAGAAAAATATATTCTCTCTGATGGTAAGAAAACTATTGAAGTTACTGATCCTAAAGCTATGGATAGTTTACTAGCTAATGGTTGGAAGCTTCAAGATACTAAGACTGAAGATATTTACGACGAATAGTAGTGAAAGGGGATGTTTAATTATGTCCCCTTTTTAATTATATTATTTATTCTTAGTAGTATTTGGTATATATTACGAAAGGGAAGGTATTTAAGGGTATTCTAACTCCAATACACACACATACACACAATATATATATACCAACTTATACCAAACAATGATTTATGGTGGTGAGGTTAACAAGTTCCTATTAAATAGGTGGAATACATGCAAAAACCTAAGAGATAGCATCTCAAAGCCACCATAAAGCGCACAGTTTAATTTGACTTATTATTATGGTTAATTGGTTCAATGATCTATAGTGATAGCTAACTATAGTAGAACACAGTACAGTGTCGGTTATGCTTCATCCATTCTCTAGTCATTTACATGTGATGATTAGCAGAAGAAAAGGCAACCCTACATCGGGTGTATAATAGATAGGTTATTGTTAGCGTAACCTTTAGCTATGTAAATGATAAGTATTATATTATTAGATAGCAATCAAAAGATTTAATGGCGGAAGGGTAAAACGGTTTAAACGCTTGGCTCATAACCAAGAGACATCTGGTTCGACTCCAGTTTCCGCAACAAAAGACTATGTAAGTGAATAACTTATAAAGATATTGGCAGTCATTATGACGTAAGAATTAACCAAGCCACTTATATAGCAGAAGATTTAAAACTTTGGTACATATTTAATGAGATGATCAATGACGATTGGTTGTTGTATTTAGTATGTTAAATGATAAACCTGTGAAAGTGTTTTGCATAAAAGTACACAGGTATTGTATCTAAGAGATGTCTAATGTTATTATCAAATGGTAGTAATAGGAGCGTAACTGCTTGGATATAAGTAAATGTAAACGAGAACATAAAAGAGAATGGGATGATACCCAAGAGATTTTATGTCGGCATTAATCTATACTATGAATCTAACTCGTAGCTCTGAGATGTATAGAATATAACATTCCTGTAGTGGGATTCTGCAATGTAATAGTAGACAAAACTATTATGAGTAGAGTGATGACAGTCATTGTTATGTGTGTCGTGAGGCCAAAAGCCCATAAGAGTATATCATTTTGAAGGTAATCTCAAATCCTTCATCAGCCACAGTTTTAATTATTATATCCCAATCTATTATTGATCGAGAGCTGACGTCTAGCTGAAACTAGGTCCCTTTTGTACCTTTAATAGTAGGAATCGAGTATACTCCAGTTCACCTAAGCAGTGACGGTATCAGTAGGTTTCGTGGGATATATAACATTTTATAATTAAGGAGAAGACAGCGTAATGAAAATTATAACATTAAAAGAAAAGCTAAAACATGATTGGTGGTTTTCAGATGGAACACAGCCTATAAGTAATGGTGCTACTTGTGTAGTAATAGATGAAGATGAAAATAATAAACCTACATTCTTTATTTCTTGTTGTAGTAATTGTGGTGATTACAATATTGAAGATATAGATGATATAATTGAAATAACAAAGGAGAATAAATAATGTATTTAGATGAAACTATTTTACAAAGCAGAACAACATTAACTATAGTAGAATATATTGATGAATTAATGGACTTTTTAGAAGAAGAAGATGTGAATATTAATATGGGACTTATAAGAAAATATCATCACATTAAAAGATTAAGTGAAAAAGCCAAAACTAAACGTACAAGATCATTAGAATATATTAGTGCAACAAAAAAGGGAGAGATAGATGAATAATTTATCAAAAAGCGTAATATTACTGGGTATAGACTGGTCAAAAGCAGCAAAGAAATTAGCTGATAAAGAAATTAAAGTAGAGAATGCAGATCTTTACAAAGTTATCAATGATTTAGATACACAATTTAAGAA